CTACAAACTCTATCCGCTGTCGCATGCTCGTTATTTGGACTAACCAATTTGCAGATCTTCCAGATGGTTGGACTACTTATGATAGTGCGACAACAGCTCTTACCAATCCCACTCAGGCTGCAGCTGATCTTGAATCAAACATCCGAATCTTCGAGACATCGGATGCCGAGGAGACCGGACAGCCCAGCGCTCCATTCGTTGGCAACGCAACAGGGATTGACATCATCGATACACAACTGGTTACCGTCCTTGGTGGAAGAGAATGGTTTCTATCCACACAACACCTGCTCAACTTCATCAACTTCGACATGTACGTGCCCATTAACCGTAAGTGGCGCATGCACACCGAATTTGGATCGTTGGGCACGGATCAGAAGAGATCCCATCAGCATGGCAACTACTACGTAATCTTCCAAGTATTTAGTAACAGTAATGCGAACAATATCCTTGCAGCTCAGGATGTTCTCATGGTCGGAGATGTTATTGCTTATTTTAAACCACTATGAATAAAGGAGAAGCTAGGTTCACAAAAAGACAGTTGCACTCGAGCCATTCTCTAGAATAGGGAAGAGATCCTCTAGGGTCAAACTCGGGGTTGCATAGCCAAATGCAAGGTTTTCCCCAGGTGACGGTGCGTTTCTTGCGGTACTTGTCAGTGAGAACGAAGCACTTCTGTGACCCAAGGAATGATTTCCACTGAGGAAAGAACTTGACATCGAAGTCGTCGAGGACGATGTAATCGGCAGAGTCGTCCCAGTCATCAAGGTTGAACTGTCCGCAGAAGTACATGTGCTTGCCGAGAGATCTTGCCCATTCGGTCTTGCCAAAACGGCTCGGGGAGATGACAACACATGATCGGGGTCGATCTATCTAGACAGGTTAGGGTTAGTGAACATGTTAGCCCCATATGCTTAGGCCGCACATCGAAAACGCGAGCACTCGGGTTTGACCCCAAGCCAGCCGCCGTGTAGGCGGCCCATGGGTTACCAATTACCTTAATGAACTCCTCATCGCGCCATTGTTTCAATATGGCAGGTTCAGCGAATTCAGTGAACGCAGGTACGTATTCGGCGCGTTCCTCAGGCCATCTGTCACGAGCGAATTCTTGGATTCTTTGCCAATGGAGAACTGCGTCGCGAGGATGCTGTTGAACAACTCCCTCCAGAAACTCTCGGACCCCTCCGGACTGTCGAATAAGGTCGCCGTATCCGACGGTAGTAGATGACGGTACTTCACAATTTCCGACGTAATCTCCAGCCTTCTGGACGTACTTAAGCACGTGGGTCTTGTTTCGCACGGATTGAATGTTAGGGTGCTGTCCATCCACGTCGAAATATGTTGCTTCTCGGACGTCGAGTCGGTGGAGCCACTCAGCGTAAGCGTGAAGATGATTTCCCCCGTCCTCATGCTGTTCCAGTCCAACACAATACCAGGCAGCACCTCGTGTGTCCCGTAGGTATTCACATAGTCGAGCACTAGTGAGGTCGCCGCACTGAGGGTAGGTGAGAAAGACGCGTTTGGCATTGAAACGAAAGGCGGGAGGCATAGGCGGGCTGGAATAATATTACCCAGCCCGCATCGCGGAAAGCGGGACTTATATATGTGTGTGTTGTTTTTCATTTCCCATCGCGGAAATGAAAATGTATAAATAGTTGATTGGCCCATCCAAATGTTTTCCGATGGTACGATTTGCTGGTGGCGGACGGACATACAACCCGTACGCCTTTGATACTCCTGCGCAAAAACGGCGACGTTTAGACGCAACCGCGGATCTCGCAACTTCCCTCGGTCTACCAGAGGTAGGCGGTTTTCTCGAGGAAGCAGCCGACTTAATCGACGCGACTGGGGACCAGTTAGTACCACAAGACCACCGCCTAGGGTCAACATCCCGGGCAGTACGCTCAGGTTCTCGTCGAATGCCAAGGTCAAGACGCTTTACCCGCAGACGCAGACGTCGAGGCAAGGCAAGCAGAGCCTTTACGAAGAAAACGGGGTCTGCCCTATTGAAGTTGAAACCAACCAATCGGTTCCTTTCAGCTTTCAATGAGTCCAATTTCACAGCCGGCGATGGAACTACTCGTCGTCTTTACATATATGCTCCTGTTTCTAATATTCCTGTTTCCACTGGTACATCTGGATTCGAGAATACAGAGACTCTATGGCTCAAGGCTATCAAAGTACGAGGACGTCTTTCTCTCGACCAGACTACAAACTCTATCCGCTGTCGCATGCTCGTTATTTGGACTAACCAATTTGCAGATCTTCCAGATGGTTGGACTACTTATGATAGTGCGACAACAGCTCTTACCAATCCCACTCAGGCTGCAGCTGA